ACACTTTGCTCCAGGGTTTCTAGCTTGTCGCCAACATTTAACTGTTGTGCAACTTTTGCTGCTTCTGCTTGTGCGATCTTAGTAAACGTCTTTGTTAGTTCACTAAACTCGTCCATTGTTTGCCGGTCGTCATCCGTGAAGAACTCATCTGACCCCGGTGTCGGAGGCTCTTTCTCCGCCTTACCCTGTGGCTGAGATGCAAACTCCTCCATTTGCCTTTTAAGTTCCAGGTTCTGCAACCGCATGTCCTGAAACTCATCGCGCATTCTTGCGCTATCCTCATTACGTTTGTGGAACTCCCTCTCTAGGTCTTTATACCTTTTCTCATAATCGTGTTCGGGTTCTTCCTCAGCGTCTTCCTCTTCAGGTTCTTCTTCGACTTCCTCTTCGGTGTCTTCTGACTCTTCTGATTCTTCTCCTGCGGTTTCCCAGAGTTCCTCGTCGCTCTGTTCCTCTGTACCAAGTTCTTCATCTTGGGGAGAAACTTCCTGCGTTTCTTCTGCCATAATGTCCTTTACACTTTCGATGTCCCGTTGAAAACGGATCTAAGGTGTTGACCCCTCGGCTATCCGGTGGAGGTCGGTTTATTTAAAGCCTGTTCGGGATATTTAATTATCTCCTCCCAGGCCTGTATCCGGCCAATACGAATATTATGCTTCGCTAGTGACTCGGTATCGTGAAGTGGAGCACGAACAATCGCCTCCATCTCCGCATCTAACCTGTCCATAAACAGGTTCTTCAGGTGTTTCCACCCTGGATGATCAGTTAAAAGAGCTATTGTTTTATTGTCAATATATTTATCAGGCTGGCGCATTTTCCTCTAGTTGTTGTCTCCTTATTTCATCCGCTGACGGACCACCTTCTCTCATGTTCTCATCCTGCTCACCTCTCTGAGCTTGCACCCTGTCAATAACTCTTTGATCTCTCTGCATCATAGCCTGCTGCTCCTGTGCGGCCTGTTGCTGTGCCTGCTGTTGCTCAAGCATTAACTGCTGTTGTTGGGCCTCCTGCTGGGCCTGCATTTCAGCCTGTTGTTTCTGCTCCTGCTCTTCCCTAATTAACAGAGAAGAGTTGACCAAATTCGTTGGATTAAGAACATTGCCCTGCTTAATAAGCTCCAACCGTTCTCTTATTTCCATCTCCCTTTGATCGTCACTTACCGCCTTCTTCTCGTCAAATATAGACTTGACCTGCAACTTGGCAATCTCTGCCTGTGCGTTAGCCTGGATCTTCGCTATCTCCAACTGCTGTTGTGCCTGTGTTTGAGCCTGCACCGCTTGCTGTTGAGCCTGTTGCGCCTGTTGCTGTTCCTGGGCTACCTGTTCTTCGGTCTTCAACATCTTCTCAGGATCAAGGTTGAACGCCCTAAGCAGAGGCCGAGTAAATGCTTCATGTTTGATATAGGCCTGAAACTGGGGTAACGTCCCGGCTACTTGCAAAAACTGTATAAGCTGCGTGTTGTGTACCTCTTTCGCCACATACTGTTCATAACCCGTTGATATAGCCTCATAGTCCCCCTTGATCGTAGTGTCAGGAGAGTCAACCATTAGCCACCTATATATAGCCTGAATATTCTGGGTGATCATGTTACTAACACTGCGAACAACATCTGCGGTTTGCCTGTTAGCATTACTATTTAATATGGACATTCCAGTAGCAGTCTTTGTCTGGGCTGGGCTCATGTCACCATACCCAATGGCTGTTTGACCACTATCCAAGTCAGCCTCACGCTCCAACTGCTGTATTAATCCCAGTAACCCGTTGGTAACGTCAGGTAGCGTAATGCTGGCAAAAGAATCCCTTACGCTATGTCCGGGCTTAATCCTTATCTGCTTACCCGCATACATCTGCTCCGTGTCTTCCCCAGCCTCGAAAGCATTTGGGTCTACAACCGTAATAGGAACAGATGACAATGCCTTGCCCTCTACCATCATCGCGTAACTAAAATTAATAATCGCCTGCACATCTCTTATAGCGTAGTAAATACCGTCACCCCAAATACTCTCCGGGTTTTTCTGCCAGTAACAGAAATGATATGGCATCTCACCATCAAATGGGTTCTCCTCCATCTTCACAACCTTATCCCCAATAACCGTCATAACGACATCAAGATTATCCCTCATGTCGCCCTCTTCCAAGTTAAGATAGGGCTGTAAATCTTTTATATCAACACGACCCCAGAACTCCAGGATCTCTATGTTCTTCACCCTGACGTAGGTTGATTCGTCGTAGGTTCTTGGGTGTTGGCTTTCGTCGTATCCTGATCTCGCACCGTGACCTTCGTCCAGAACGCTTTCAATAGATCCTGGTATGAAACTGTCATCAACTTTAGCCAGTTCCCTAAGTTGCTTAGGGCTGACGAAACTCCTTTGAATGATATAGTCGGCATCTTGTGGGCTCTCCGCTTCGGGTGATGGGAATATGTTCCAAACTGAAACATGTTTAACAGCCGGGACCAGTTCTTCTTCCTTCGCTTGTTCCACCTCCAACATGTAGTCTGGAGTCTGCACCGTGCGGAATACAGGAAAGTTCTTCCTTTCAAGCGAAATAGCCTTCGTACATCCTGTACCATATAGGCACATCTCATGTATAGAGTGCTGAATTGACTGGTTATAACCTGTCCTATCCAGAATATCCCGGATTCTATTCTCCATATTAATAGACCTCTGAAGAATCGCATCTTCCAGGATGTCAGGCCTTCCACCAGGCGCATCCAGGTCTGGCGGTATGAATCTCGGTTTTCTACTGGGAGTAATACTGAAAGGAATCCGACCATCTTCAAACAACAGCGTTCCAATCTTAATCTTAGCGGAGTTGATTTTCCGTCTCGTTTGATTAACGAAGATTCCCCTCTCATGAGCCAGTTCCGTTGACTTGTTTATATGACTAGGGTACTTCCCCCTATACGCATCATAGGCCTCCAGCCAGTGCGTTTCATGATCTCTTCGATAAGTTCTCGCCTCCGTAAACTTTTCCTGAACGAGTTTAGCTAAATCATCAAGTGGCGCACTCACCGCCTTGACTTCAATATCAAGTAGTTCAGTTACTTCTGGAATCTCCTCTGCCATTTATTTCCTTCTCAAGATTTTCTGATAGGTTATTTAAAGAAGCACAGACCCCTAGAGATAGCTGTATCCCCGCCTCTTCTCCAAAATGCTCAATGAAGACATCCACTAATCCATTCATTATAGGTTGTAAATCTTCTTCTAAATGTCTTTGACCAAAATCAGCTTTTATAACATTGGTCATAACCTTGATGGATTAAAGAATTTAAGCGGTCTTTTATAAAATGGGACTGCCCTATTTTGCACCGTTCCAGAAGCTGGATACATTTTGGCTCCAAACGCAGCTATAGCCAGGGCCATTACACAATCATCGTGTGACCCGGGTTGCGCTGCCATTTTGCCATTGGGTAAGTTGACAAATGTCTGTAGCTCATCCAACAACTTTGGTGAATTAATCTTTATCTCCCGCTCTCTTATTAGCTCCCGTAAATAGTCTATTATCAGGGGCTTAGACTTAACAGTCGTATGAAATCCCAGCTTTCTAGCGGTACGAGACGACCTTTCATCTAAAATCTTTTCTGAATAGAGATTGGGGTACAAATGAATCTCCTGTAGAAATTTCAAAGTTACAAGTCCATGATTGTTACGCTCGACAAATAACTGTGCATTATTGTACCACTTGCCCAGACTGGCTAACTGCCAAGCCAACAGGTCAGGATCTATCTTGCACCGCAGCATCGCCACCTCCTCAAACGTGTGAGGATCTATAACCACAGCAACCGACCAGTCCGTATCTCGGCCTATATCAAGGCCTTCCGCAACATCAACCCCTATCCTATAATCCCTCTGCTTATTAGGCCTCTGCCAAACCTGCAACTCCCCATCTTCCTGGGACTCTATTATGTACTTCTCTCCCGTCTTCCCCTCTTTGTACGCTTGTATCGGTATATGGAATCCCTCACTTGGCACTTCCCGAGACCGCTTCTCGCTGTCCAAAACCATCTCATTAAGCTGTTCCCTCGGGAATACACCCCTACCCGTTGATACAAACGCTTCTCTCGCGGTGCTAGGAAACTCCTGATGAAACTTATTCAGGTCATTCTGGCACTGGGTCCGTATGCACTGCCGCCTCCAGTTTAAATTCTCTAGCGTTACTTCAAACCTGAGCGGATCTTCCGCACCAATGTCAAACTCACACGAGACTCCCAGAAGCTTTGCTTCCTCTTCACCTCCGTATCTATCATCCGTTCCAAGTAGAGCCTGAAACTCCTGTCTCTCATCATCGTTCTTAAAATCCTTCGTGTAATAACTGAACATATACCAGGGGAAAAACACCGCCTCCCAGCCACTGTCCCCGGAATAAGCATCCCAGAACATATCATGGAATACGCCGCCCGTGCCCTGAGCCGTGCTCTCTATAATCGCTTCCGTTTTAAAACCTTGAACCACACAATTGAGTAACCCGAGCAGGTAGTCCTCGCC